GGCTGCCTACGGCGTGGGTCGTCTCGGCCGACATCGTGCGGGCGCTCGGCTGGATGATGCTCCCGACGTGCGCGCATCTCTACGTCGACGCCGTGACGCTCGACCTCGGCCGGGCGCTGGACCGCATCGCCTACCTGCCCGGTGTCATCGTCGAGCACGCCCACCCGATGGCCGGCAAAGCGGCGTGGGACGAGAGCTACCGCGAGTCGAACGCGTCGGCGCAGTACGAGGCCGACGCCGAGGCGTACGCGGCATGGAAGCGCGACGGGCTCGCCGTCGACGTCGAGCGGGTGCGCTCGCTGGTCCCGGTCGGAGGTGCGCGGTGAGCCTTGCCAACCTGACATGGCCGGTCACGCTTGCCAACCTCAAAGAGGACCTCAAGATCGACGCGAATGACACCCGCGAGGACGGCCGCATGGCCGGCGACCTCGCCTCGGCCATCGACTACGTCACCCGCGTGCGTAAGGGCGCTTTCCAGTTCGACCCGGCCGACCCCACACAGTGGGGCCTCCCGCTGCCGACCCGAGACATATGTCTCGGGACGCTGCGCCTGGCGGGCCGCTGGACGATCCGGCGGCGCTCGCCCGACGGCATGGTCGCCGTGTCCGCCGAGATGGGCTCGACCCGGGTCGCCTCGTTCGACGCCGACATCGACCGCATGCTCGGCATCGGTCGCCACCGAGGCCCGGTGTTCGCGTGACCGGGCCCGTTGCCATCGTTACCGCCGATCTCAAGGCCGCGCTCGCCACCGTCGACGGCGCCGTCGCGACCACCGACCCGGGCGGCACGCTGGCCGCGCTGCCGGCGCTCGTCATCGGCCCGCCGCGGCTGGTCTGGCAGACCGGCTGTGTCGAGCCGACCGAGGCGCGGTACCTCGTGTGGGTGGTCGTCGACGCCGACGAGCGGGCGATCGAGCGGCTATGGGATCTCGTCGTCGAGGCCGGCCACGCGATCGACGCCTACAGTGACGCGGTCGTGATCCAGGCCGACCCGGCGGTGTTCCCATCGGGCACCGTGCAACTCCCTGCGTACGAGCTCCAAGTGGAGGCCCCGCTGTGACGACCAATCGCAAGCTGAAGATCATTACGTTCCGTCTGTCCGGGGTGGACTTCCAGTGCCAGTTGCAGAAATGGAACCTCGCCAACAACACCGAGGACGGCGAGAAGTTCTACACGTTCTGCGGCCCGGGCACCGAGGGCGAGTTCCGCGAGGATGCCGAGCCCGACTATGCGCTCGAGCTGACGTTCTTTTCCGACTGGCGCTCGGCCGGTATCAGCGACTATCTCGTGCTGAACGATCAGGTCACCGTGGCGTTCTACCTCGACCATCACCCCGACATCATCGGCGAGCACGTGCGCTGGACGGGTAGCTGCAAGATCAAGGCCCCGAACGTCGGCGGCGAGGCCCGCACGACCGAGATGACCGAGGTGACCCTCCCGGTCATCGGCAAGCCCACGTACGCGCGGATCCCGTAGGAGACACGATGGCGCTCAATTCCACGTTCCAGCTCAACATCGTCGCGAGCCTCTTGCAGTCGCTCGACCTCGCCGACGCGCAGGTCAACGCGAACAAGACCTACAAGTCGGCGCTCACCTCGGGCACGGCCGCCGGACAGGCCGACCTCGTGTTCCACGACACGCGCACGATTGCGCCGTCGGCGAACGACGACCTCGACCTCGCCGGTGTGCTCGCGGGCCTGCTCGGCGGGACGCTGACATTCGTCCGGATCAAGGGTCTGATCGTCGCCGCGGCGGCCGCCAACACGAACAATGTCGTCGTCGGCGCGGCCGCGGCGAACCAGTGGGCAACGCTGCTCAACGCGACCGGCACCGTGCAGGTCCGGCCCGGTGCCGTGTTGGCCGCCTACGTCGGCGAGGCCGACGCCACCGGCTATGTCGTCACGGCCGGCACCGGCGACATCCTGCGCATTGCCAACGGCGGCGCCGGCACCTCGGTCAACTACGACCTGTTCGTCATCGGGGCCTCGGCGTGAGCGCAGCTCTGATCAAGTTCGACATCGTTCCGGACGGCGGCGGTGAACCGTTCCGGGTGGAGGCTCTGTCGCGCGACGTGCTCGTGTGGGAGAAGCGTCATCGGGACAACTCGTTCGCGCGACTCCGCGAGAACCTGACGATGGTCGCTCAGTACCAGCTCGCGCACATCGCCGCCCGGCGGACCGGCCAGTTCGACGGCGACCTCGCCGAGTTCGAGAACACGTGCGACCTGATGCCGGTCGACGAGGAGAGCGAGGGGGAGAGAGAGCGCGAGCTGGACCCTACGAGCCCGGGTCAGTAGCCCGGTCCTGCGTGGCGCTGGCCGTCATGACCGGCGTCCCGCCGGACGTCTGGGCCCGGGAGGGCGCGCGGGCCATGGCCACCGCATTCGAGGTGCTCGAGGAAATCTACCGGCAGCGCACGGCCGGGGAACCGCAGGGCTACGACGGCGACGACGCACCACAGATGAGCGGATAGGGGGTGAGCGCGGATGGCGTCACGATCGCTCTCGATCAACGTACACATCACGGGCGTGACCGAGACGCTCGCCGCGTTCCGTCGCCTGCCGCGCGACGCTTCCGACGCGCTGCGCGAGGGCAGCCTCGCGCTCGCCGAGGCGCTGGCCGTCAAGGTGCGCGCCGCGGCCGAGTCCGACAGCGCGCAGTCGGCGCTCATGGGCCCGACCGTCAAGGCCCGCCGCGACCGGATCCCCACCATCGAGGCGGGCGGGTCAACCCGCGTCGCGAGTAGCCGTGTGCCCGCGTACAAGATCCTGTTTGGGTCCGAGTTCGGCGCCCGCACCCTGCCGCAGTACCGCCCGCACGTCGGCCGCGGGTCCTACTGGATGTTCAAGGCGGTCGAGGACAACGAGGCGCAGGTCGCCGCGGCGTGGCTCAAGGTCGCCGACGACATCGTGCGCCGGTTCACGGCGGGTGACGTCTGATGGCCGGCGAGCGCACCGTAAAGATCAAGTTCACGGGGGACACCTCGGGCCTGAACGGCGCCGCGAGCGCGGGCGAGCAATCGATGGGCCGGCTCAAGGCGTCGACGGTCGCGTTCGGCACCGCGGCCGGCATCGCGCTCGAAAAGGCCGGGCAGGCGCTGTTCCAGTTCGGCAAACAGAGCATCGCGGCATTCGAGGAGTCCGAGCAGGCGCAGACCAAGCTCGCTGACGCGTTCCAGCGGTTCCCCAATATCGCCGACACCTCGATCTCGCGGCTCAACGAGCTGAACGCGTCGCTGGCGAAGGTCACCAAGTTCGACGACGACGCGACGGCGGCCGGGCAGGCCATGCTCGCGCAGTTCGGTCTCACCGGCGCGCAGCTCGAGCAGCTCACGCCGCTGATGCAGGACTTCGCGGCCAAGACCGGTATGGACGTCACGAGCGCGGCGTCGGCGCTCGGCAAGGCGCTGCTCGGCCAGGGGCGAGCGCTCAAACAGGTCGGCATCGATTTCGTCGACGCCGGCTCGGTCGGCGCCAACTTTGACGAGATCATGACCGGGCTCAATGAAAAGGTCGGCGGGTTCGCCGAGGTGCAAGGCAAGACCGCGGCCGGCCAGGCGGCGATCCTCTCGAATCAGTTCGGCGAGCTCAAAGAGCAGGTCGGCGCGCAACTGTTGCCAGCCATGCTCAAGCTGACCGAGGCCGGCCTGAAAGTGATCGATTTCATTCAGCAGAACAAGACGATCATGCTGCCGCTGATCGGCATCATCGCCGCCGTGACCGCGGTCCAGTGGGCTTGGAACATCGCGATGACCGCGAACCCGATCGGCCTGATCATCGTGGGTATCGCCGCGCTGGTCGCCGCGATCGTGTGGGTCGCGACTAAGACGACGTTTTTCCAGGACGTGTGGAATGCGTCGTGGGGCTGGATCAAGCGCACCGCGATCGACGTGTGGGAGTGGATCCAGACACTCCCCGAGAAGATCGGTAACGTCTTCTCGACGATCGCGAACGTCATGACGTGGCCGATGCGGACCGCGTTCAACCTGATCGCCGACGCATGGAACAACACGATCGGCCGTCTGTCGTGGACCGTGCCGTCATGGGTGCCGATCATCGGCGGGAACACGATCTCAGTGCCGAAGCTTCCGCACTTCCACACCGGCGGCGTCGTGCCCGGACCGTTCGGCAAAGAGGTGCTCGGCGTGCTGCGCGGCGGCGAGGTCGTGTCGACGGCCGAGCAGGCGGCCGGGCTCGGCGGCGGCGGCACTCTGTTCGCCGAGATCGACCTCGGCGAGGGTATCCGGCAGGTGGTCGAGATCAAGCTGCGTAACCGCGAGCGGCAGATCGCTCGCAACGTCTTCGCCGGGGCGGGTGCGCGATGACCGTCACGCTCACGATGGACGCGACCAACTCGCGGGTCCGACTGGCCGCCGACGGGTTCGGGCAGGCCGACACGGCGACCGTCGAGCGGTCGACCGACCTCGTGCGCTGGACGACGGTCCGGGGCGGCGCCGCGGCCGCGGTGCCGGTTGGCGGGCTCACCCTGCCGGGGCTGGCGGGCAGCTACGCGAGCACGCCGGACAACGCGGCGCTCGACATCGTGGGCGACATCGACCTGCGCGCCGAGGTCTCGGGGTGGACCGCGGGCGTCTATCACCCGTTGATCCACAAGTGGAACGACACGATCAATCAGGCGTCGTACGGGTTCTCGATCGACACCAACAGCACGCTGATCCTGATCTGGACCACGCTCGGCACCGGCGCAAGCTCGATCAATCACAGTTCGACCGTGACCGTCCCGTTCGTCAACGGCCAGCGCGGGGCGGTCCGCGCCACGCTCGACGTGAACAACGGGGCGGCCGGGCATACGGTCGTCTTCTATACCGCCCCGACCATTGACGGCCCATGGGTCCAGCTCGGCGCGAGCGTCGTCACGGGCGGCGTCACGAGCATCTTCTCGGGCAGTGCGCCGGTCGAGATCGGGACGTACAACGTCGGCACCGGCGGCCCGTGGTCGGGCACCGTGCAGGCGGCGCAGATCCGCAACAACATCGACGGCACCGTCGTCGCGAACCCCGTTTTCTGGCAGGACGCCGCGACCGGCGCCGGCAGCTTCGCCGACAGCGCGGGTCGCACGTGGACGGTCAACGGCACGGCGAAGATCCAGCACCGCGAGATCAGCCTCGACGACTACGAGTTCGTGCCCGGCGCGTTGAACCGGTACCGGGTCCGTGGCCTCGAGACCGGCCCGATCACATTCGTCGGCGTCGGCGCCGGGGCGACCGCGGTCAACGCTTCCGTCACCCCCGCTCTGCCCGTGATCGCGGGCGGCACGCCGGTGCCGGGCGACGCGCTCGTCGCGCTCGCCTCGATCCGCAACTCGGGCGCCGGCACGGTCAACGTGCCGGCCGGCTGGACCCTGATCCGGGCGTTCGGAAACGTGGCGCTGATCGGGCGGCGGTACGTGGCCGGCGACGCCGCGCCGACAATCACGTTCGCGGGTGGGGTCGCGCTCGCCGACACTCTCGGGCAGGTCGTCGCCTTCCGCCGGGCGAGCATCGTGCCAGCCACCGGTACTGATCAGCTCAACGGGTCGGCGCAGAACATCGCCTACCCGCTCATGACGGTGCCGGTCGACGGCGCGGTGGTCATCGCGGCCGGCTGGAAACAGGACGATTTCACCTCGGTCGCCACCCTGGCGAGCCCGTTCGCCGAGATCGGCGAGGTGTCCTCGACCGCGGGCGACGACGCCTCGCAGGTGTGGGACTACCAGATCCAGACGCTCGACGCGGACATCACGGCCGCCTCGTTCGTGGTCACCGGCGGCGCGTCGGCGATCTCGCGCGGCGCCGTCGTCGCCCTGCCGCACGCCGATTTCCTGAACGAGCAGATCGCCAGTCTCACGCCCACCCTCGACCGTATCTGGATCAAGTCGATCACCCGGCCGTTCCTCAACCGGGCGTTCCGCGTGGTCAACCCGAGCGATGTCGGCCGGCCCGGCCGCGGCGAGGACTTCGACGCGGTCAACCGGTCGTATCCGATCGCCGTCACCGAGCTCGCCGGGTCGCGGCGCTGGACGCTCACGTTGCACGTGGACAACGACGGCGACGCGCAGACCCTCGACTACGTCATCGCCTCGGGCGACGTGCTTTTCGTTCACACGCCCGTCGGCTGCGGCGTGCCGGGCGGGTACGTGCGGGTGGCCGGGATGAACGAGCGGCGGCCGAGCGCGCGGGTCTACACCCACTCGCGGATCTTCGCGCTGTCGGTCGTCGAGGTCGCCGCGCCGGGGCCGGACGTGGTCGGCGCGATCGGCACGTGGGCGTCGGTTCTCGCCGCCTACGCGACGTGGGCCGATGTGCTGGCCGCGTTCCCGACATGGGCCGACCTGCTCGCGTTCAAGGGATCGCCGAGCGAGGTGATCGTGCCGTGAGGGCGGTCAGCGCGGCGTTCCTGCGCACGGTCCACGGGTCACACGCGATGGTGGCCCGGGCGACGGTCTGCGATGTGTTCCAGACCGGTACGCAGCCCGACGGCCTGCGCGTGCCGATCCTCGGCGGCGACGTGAAAATCAACGGGACGGCCGAGATCCGCTCGACGCTGGACCTCACGACCGACGGCAACGGCATGTGGCCGGCGCTGGCCGCCGACCCGCTCACCCCGTACGGCAACGAGGTCTACGTCGAGCGTGGCGTCGCCTACTCGGACGATCTGGTTGAGTACGTCGGGCTCGGCTATTTCCGGATCCAGGGGCCGGACCAGGACGACGCGCCCGACGGCCCGATCCGCCTCGAGGGCCGCGACCGCATGGCCGGCATCATCGACGGGCGGCTGCTCGCTCCCGTGCAGTTTCTCACCGGCGCCACGCTCAGCAGCGTCTTCTCCAGGCTGGTCGGCGAGGTCTACCCCGCCGCGGTGATCGAGTTCGATGACGGGTCCGGCGCGAACGTGCTGGTCCGATCGGTCATCGCCGACGAGGACCGGTTCGGATTCCTCGACAACATCGTCAAGTCGCTCGGCAAGGTCTGGTACTGGGACCACCGGGGCGTGCTCGTCATCCGCGATATCCCCAATCCGGGCGAGCCGGTATTCGAGGTGTCCGCGGGCGAGGGCGGCGTGCTGCTCGAGCTGTCGCGCTCGCTGACCCGCACCGGCGTCTACAACGCCGTGGTCGCCCGGGGCGAGGGACAGGACTCGCTCGCTCCCGCGCGGGGCGTGGCCGTCGACAGCAACCCGAATAGCCCGACCTACTTCTACGGCCGGTTCGGCCCGGTCCCGCGGTTCTTCTCCTCGCAGTTCCTCACCAGCGACGCGCAGGCGCTCGAGGCCGCCTCAGCGATGGTCCGGCGGTATCTCGGCCTGCCGTACAACGTCGAGTTCAAGGTGTCGCCGAACCCGGCGCTCGAGCCGTTCGATCCGGTCGCCGTGCGCACCGGGCTCGGCGAGCGGCTCGAGACGCACGTCATTGAGACGCTCACGGTCCCGCTCGTGGCGTCCGAGCCCATGACCGCCACCACGCGCGAGCAGACGCTCGTGCTCGTCGGATCGCCGTAAGGGGGAACCGTGGGAGTGTTCACGCCCGTCTACGGCTGGCCGTTCCAGGCGCTCACCGACCGGCCGGACGGCCCGAACCTCGGCGAAGACGGGTTCCTCGCCGCCGAGGCGACCGTCGCCGGCATCGACGCGCGGGTCGTCGCGCTCGAGGGTGCCGTCTACCGGGCCACGGCCCGCCTGGCGGCGCCCGCGGCGTCGGTCACGTTCTCGGGCATCCCGACCACGCTGCGCCGCCTCACCCTCTCGTGGACCGCCCGCTCGACGAACGCGGCCGTCGCGCAGAACCTCCGGTGCCGGGTGAACAACGACTCGACCGCCGTATATAACGGCAACTTCACGCAGCAGAACAACACGACCATCACGGGCTCGGTCCAGACCGCGGCCACGTTCTGGCAGGTCGGCGTGATCACCGGCGCGACGGCCGCGGCGAGTAACTTCGGCGCGGGCGAGATCGTGATCCCGGGGTGGAACGCGCCGCACACCAACATCAATCACGTTCACCGTAGCCACATGTACGAGGCCGCGGCGTCGTCGTGGCTCGAGCACGGTGGCGGGCTGTACTTCGCGGCCGGGCCGTACAACCGGCTCGATCTGTTCGCCGACGCCGGCAACCTCGACACCAACTCCGAGTTCCTGCTCACCGGGATCGTGTGATGGGGACCAATCCGCTGCCGCACGTGTTCCAGGTCCAGCAGACCGGTTTCTGGTGCGGGCCGGCCGCGGTCCGTGTCGCCCTGTCCTGCCGCGGGATCGCCCGCTCGCAGGCCGAGCTCGCGGCGGCGCTCGGCACGACCGTCAACGGCACCGACTCGTCGGCCGACGTCGTGCGCGTGATGAATGCCGAGCTGGGTGCCGGCACGTACGCGGCCCGGTACCTCCCGGGTAGTACCGCGACCGACGAGGAGATCGCCGCGCTCCGGTCGGACCTCGTCGCGGGCGTCGGGGACGGGTTCCCGATCGTGGCGAACGTGGTCGGCACGATCCGCCCGCTCGACGGCGGGAGCTACAGCTACCCCGGCGGGCACTACGTCGCCGTGACCGGCTACCGCAACGGCGGCGACGAGGCGTTCGTGTCCGACGTGGCGGCCCGTGAGTATTGGGTGACGACACAGGCGCTCGCGGTCTGGATCGCAGAGCGCGGCTACTCGTACCGGGCAGGGGGACAGGTGCCGATCGAGGGCGTCGACTACGCGTGGTCGCGGCCGGACCCGGCCGGGCTGTACGCGGCGGGTAAGCGGTTCGCGAGCCGCTACCTCTCACACGACAGGACGGGAAAGAACCTCACGGCGGCCGAGGCCGAGGCGCTCGGCGCCGCGGGCATCGCGGTCGTCTGCAACTGGGAATGGCGGGCCGGCGACGCCAAGGGCGGGTTCGCCGCGGGCGCCGAGTACGCGGCCGAGGCGGCCCGCCAGGCGGCCGCCTGCGGGATGCCGGCCGGCCGGCCGATCTACTTCTCGATCGACTACGACCCGGCCGGCTCGTACGGGCCGATCGACGCCTATTTCCAGGGCATCGGCTCGGTCCTGCCGGTCAGCCAGATCGGCGCCTACGGCGGGTACGGCACGATCGACCACCTGCTCGGCGCCGGGCTGATCCGGTGGGCGTGGCAGACCTTCGCATGGTCGGGCGGGCAGTGGCACCCCGGCGCGCACGTCCAGCAGTACCGCAACGGCGTGACCGTCGCCGGTGGCGACCTCGACCTCGACCGGGCGATGGTCGCCGACTACGGGCAGTGGATACCAGGAAAGGACGCCGAGGACATGACACCCGAGCAGGCACGACAACTGTTCAACCTCGACCGGCTCAACACGGCACTCCTGCTCGACGCCGACGAGGTGACCGGCCTCGACGACGGGCAGGGCAATCGGGTCTCGTACCCGCTCATGGTCGTTCAGCGGCAGAAAGCGATCCTGGCCGCGCTCGAGGGCGGCGCCACGGTTCCGGCGAAGGTCGGGCTGACCGACGAGGCGCTCGACGACATCGAGGCGCGCGTCGACAAGCAACTCGACGAGACCGCCGACTAGGACGACCGTGAACATCATCTCGGGACTGATTCAGGCCGGCGTGGCCGGCACGATCGTCGCCGGGATGCTCGCGCTCGTGCGTATCGCGCTCGGCGCCGAGCGGCGCCGGGCCGACGACTGGCGCACGGCGGCCCAGACCTCGGCCGCGGCAAATACGGTCCTGTCCGCGAACGTCGACAAGCTCGTCACGTCCGTCGAGCAACTGGCCACGTCGCAACGGGAAATGATGGCCATGCTTCAGGCGATGGCGGCAGAGCGTCGGGCCACGACATGAGATGGCCGTGGAAGCGCCGGCACGTCAACGGCGACGCGAGGCAGGCCGGCGTCGACGCCGCGGACCAGCTACGGGCCGCCCACGAAAAGGCGTCCGACGTCGACCGGGCGACCCGGGCGGCGGGGGAACTGGCGCGGCGGACCGACCGGTTCGCCCGCGAGGTCGAGCGGTCGATGCGACTGCGGCGGGGGCCGGCGTGATTCTGATCGAGGCGCTGCTCGGCCTGCTCGTGCTGTTCAAGGGCTACATCGCGTGGGACATGTGGCCGCCGTGGCGCAGCGAGAACCCCGTCATCGCGTGGCTGCTGTTCACATGGGCGTGCTCGGCCGCGGCGCTCGAGGGCGTCTTTCTCGCCGCGACGTTGCAGCTCTGGGTTCCGCCCCTGCTCGCGCTGGCGATCCTGCTCGGCAACAACGCCGTGATGGCGTGGTGGGTGGTCAGGATCCGCCGCGCCCGCAACCGACCGACCGAACCCGAGGAGTAGGCACGATGTCCCAGCCGATCCCCACGCAGGCCCGACACCCGTGGCGGGCGACGATCCGCACCGTCTTCGCCGCGGTCGTCGGGCTGCTGCCGCTGCTGCCCGTCATCGTCGACCAGCTCGGCGTCGCCTCGGTCCCGTGGGTGGCCGGCGTGCTGGCCGTCATCGCCGCCGTGACGCGCGTCCTCGCGGTGCCGGCCGTCAACGCGTGGCTCACCGAGTACCTGCCGTTCGGATCCCTCGGGGCGACGCCACGCGACCCGGACGCCTAGCGTCCCGACGGGTCGAGGCCGGCGCAGCCGTCGGGCTTGTAGACCGTCCGGCACTCGTTCGCTCCGCACCGGAACACGTCGTGCTCGGCGTCCGCGCAGTCGCACCGGTGCCGGGAGACCCGCCCGGGGCGGAGCTCGTGCCCGCGCTCGTCGACGTCCGGCACCCACGCCGGCCACCACGCCGGCCGCGCCGGCAGTTCAGCCACCCGCACACCATAGGAGAGGGAATCATGTTCCGACACCTCGGCCGCCGCGATCTCGTCTGGGCGGGGCTGCTCGCCCTGGTCCTGACGACCGGCGGCGTCGCCTACGCGGCCGCGCTGCCCGGCACCTACAACTGCGTCCGGACCGACCGGGCCGACGGGTTCGGCCTCGACTGCGTCACAGCGGCCACTCCCGCCCCGTCAGCGAGCCCCACGGCCACGAGCAGCCCGTCGCCCACCGTCGCGCCGTCGGCGACGCCGAGCCCGTCAGCGACCGCCACGGGGCCGCTCGTGGGGTGTTTCGCGGCGCCCGCGCGGTGCGGGTTCCCCGACGCCTCGACGACCGGGCCGACCGGCGTGCTCGCGGTCGTCGGCGGGCAGACCGTCAGCACGGCCGGCGCGACGCTGGCGAACCTCGACATCCGCGGCTGCGTGGTCGTCAACGCGGCGAACGTGACCATCCGAAACGTCAAGGTCTCGGGCTGCGGCGACTACGTCCGTGTGCGCAGCAACGGCGGCAACCTCACCCTCGTCGACGTCGAGGTCGACTGCGGCGGCGGGTACGGCATGGGCGTCGGGTTCCGCGGCTACACGCTCGTGCGGGCCGACATCCACAACTGCGAGAACGGTGGTCACATCGACGGCGCGGTCACCGTGCGGGACTCGTGGATCCATGATCTCGGTGGCGGCGCCGACGGCCATTTCGACGGGTTCCAGTTCGGGCAGGGCGCGGCCGCCGTGACCATCGAGCACAACGTCATCGCGAATCCGCACGACCAGACCTCGGCCATCATCATGTGGGACGAAGGCGACCCGCAGAACCGCGACGTGATGATCCGCAACAACCTGCTCGCGGGCGGCGGCTACACGCTCTACTGCGGACGGTCCGGCACGGCGGTCAACGTGGTCGTCACGGGCAACCGGTTCGTACCGGGTCAGTACAGCTACTCGGACGCCTGCGGCTCGGGTGGCGAGGTGTGGTCGGGCAACGTGCTCGACGCGACCGGCGCGGCCATCCCGGCCGACTGACCACGGGCGTGGCCGCAGATGGCCGGAGGGCGTCCGGTGGGGCGAAGATCAAACCGGCCATCCGACCTCCGCAATGGCCGCTGTTAGGACTCCTAAACGGCCGTCGCTGAATCCACAGTAGACACTGATCGCAGGCAAAAAGAAAGGCCCGGACACGACGGCTAGACGTGTCCGGGCCTTCCGATCCCTGAGCCTAGCGGCTAGCCGTAACGCTAGGCCGCTCGATCACCTGCCGGTCCGCAGACGCCGCAGGTGACGCTCGGAGTACGTCCGCTCAGGGGCGGGCGACACCGGAGCCTCGGGAAGCGCTCCCGGCGACTCGAGCTCGACGACCGTGTCCGGCGCCTCGCTCAGCTCGATGCTGGATTGCGTACCAACCGGCTCGGTCGTCAGCCGAGCGGCGTACGCGCGGACCCTGTTAGCGAGCAGCTCGCCGAGCAGGTACGCGACCACGGGCCATGCGTGCGAAGCCTTGGCGACAGTGCCGTGCCCGCCAGCGACGTTGGCGGTCACGGACACCGACACCGTGACGAAGAGGATCCCACCGGCGATCTTCCGTGATCCTCGATCCAGGCCCGGGAGTTGCAGCGCCATGGCGCTGGCAATCGCGAGCAGGTCGATCGTCGCGGGGATCACCCACGAGAACCACCCGACCCCGTTAAGGATCAGGTAGGTCACCTGAGTGCCGTAGGAACCGATCGCCCCGGTCACGGCGATCACGTAGGCAATGCGCGTGATCATCGTGGCCGACTTCTCGGCGTGGCTTGCTGTGGGCTTGTTCATCGGGTCTCCCTCCCGACTGGGCCGACCCCCTTGTGGGCCGACCTCCGCGCGCCCGCGCAACCGAATGCGACTGGGGAGATTTCTCTGGGCGCTTGCCCGGCCGCGCGCTGCGCGCTGCGTTCCCGGGCGGTTCCGTGCTTCTCGGCTGTGTGCGCCGGATCCAGTTGTCAAGGTGCGGTGCGGGTGACCGGGGGTGCCGGTCACCCGCCCTGCCGTGCGGTAGTCGGTGAGGACCTTTTCAGTCAAGCGTCCTTTGGTGTCCGAGCCATGCGGCAACGTTGGCCACCTCCTCGTCGAAGCTGCCCCAGTGTTCGGGGTAGTCCTCACCCAGCGCGCCGTACTGGTCGCCGGGGCTGAGGCTCGACCAAAGTGCGTCGAGTTCGACCATCGCGGAGTGCATCTTTGCAACCGCCGCCGCGAACGCCTCGTGTTCCGCTTTACTGATGAATCGTTCGGTGGGGTCCTGCATTGGCCTACCTTTCTGGGTGGTTTGGGGCGATGTCCAGATTGCCCCGAGTGCTACTGCAAAAAATCTTGGACGCGAGAAACGCGCCTGTCTCCCACAATACACGTTGACGTGCATTCTCGCAACGGGGCGGCTGACCTGCGCGGATGCAGAGAGGCAGTCGGGGCGCCCGGCGCGGTGCGGTGGCCGTTCGGGGCTGTTCTCACGGAGCGTGAGCGACTGTAAGGAACCAACGGACCGGCGTTCCTTACGTAAAGGATCTTGGAGGCTCTAAACGATCTAGCGTCCCAATTGCCCTAGAAAATTCTTCGGCCTATAACCGGGCACAACGGGCGCGATTTTGAGAATTGACCGAATGTAGGAGTTGACACATCCCCTAAACGGCTGACCCAAACCGGACACAAACCGGTGACCGTCAGCGACGACCGCGCACCCCGGGCGTGTCGCGGGCGACATCGGGGACATTTTGACCGCCGGACCGCGGTCCCCACCGGCCCCGTCCGGGGCGGGAGGCCAGCCACCGGCGGGCGGTCGCCTCGTACCACCACGGCCGCGCGTGGCCGCCGTCGACGTCGCGGCCGTCAGGCTCGGGTGGGTTCGCCCGCTGCAACGAGTCGACCTTGATACCGGCCAGCGCGGCGAGGTCGGCGCGGTACAGCTTGCGGCGGGCGACCATGACGGCAGGATACACGGCGGCGTGCGACATGTCAGAGACGGAACGCCATGATCGACCGGCCGCCGTAGAGCACCGACCCCGCGCCGGTCACGGTGCGCTGGTACTTCAGCGTGGCCGTGGTCAGGCCGGGCGTGAGGCCCGAAAAGATGACCCCGATCGTGGCCGGCCCGTTCTGGCCCATGCTGGTCCCGGTGTACGTGCCGAAGATCGATACGTTAATGACCCCTTGCTGCGTGGGCACGGTCGGCGAGTACGAGTTCGCGCCCGACAGCCACACGGCCATGCGCGCCTCAGAGTTCGACGTGCCCGCGACGACGTTGCCGGTACCGACGGCCATCGCCGTAGCGAGGATCGCGAGGCGGCCGGTCGGCCCGACCGGCACCGTGACCGACGGGCCGAAGGTCGCGAGATCACCGGGCGTCGCATTCGAGCACACCTCAAGCGTGCCGACATAGTCCGCGAACATCTGCGAGTTCAGCATCGAGACGGCGTCGGTCGCCTCGGGCGTGCTCGGCATAACCCACCGGCCGACGATCGCCCACTGGTCACCGACGACCTGCACGCCCACGATCGAGCCGGTCTTGATCGTCTGGGACTCGGAGACACCGAGGACGGGCAGGTTACTGAACTGCGTCCCGTCGACCTCGATGATGTTCTCGAGCGTGACCGGGTTCCACGCGACCACGACGCCCTGTCGGAAGGCGACCGGCTGCGCCTGCCCGACCGCGGCCGCCTTCGGCGCACCGGGCTCGCCGTTCATCAGACCGATCACGGCCCAACCTCCCAGCATCAGTGTCACGGCCAGCGCACCCACCGCGAGGCGCCTCGTTGTCCCCATGGTCCCTGTCCCTCTCAACGATCAATCACTACTGTGACCGCCATGGCCGACAAACCCTCACCGGCGCGGATCGTCGCGTTCGCCGCTGTTCTGATCACCGTCGTCGTCTGCGTCGGGTTCGTCATCGCCGCGCTGGCCTAGGTCGCGGTCGACCCGCAGTAGCAGGATGTCGGCCCACCACAGGACGAGCGTCCCGCACCGGCCACCGTCGCGGCACTCCGCGCACCGGCCGCCGTTCTCGTGGTCGGCTCTGACCTGCTCGGCCCGAGCTCGTCGGCGCTCGCCGATCGTGGTGTTCATTCCTTGCCTCCCCTTGCGGTGCCGCCCGCCGGGCGCGGCGCGGTTGGCTCTCACGCCCGGCGGGGGACTCGAACCCCGGGGTGACCCCGCTAGCAGGGTCGCGGAACCCTCACCCCGGGGTGTCGGCCCGGGAACCTGCCAGGGTGACCGGGCCGACAACCTATGATGACAGGTGATGACAACCGCCTGTCAACCCTCGCCGTTGTTGACCTACCCCGGGAAGGTGTGATCACATGTCGTCACCTGCCAGGGGGTACGTCATGCCGAGCAAGATTCAGACGATCATCGATGCCGTTCAGGCGAAAATCCGGTCCGGCGAGTGGCCGCCGGGAACCAAGCTCCCGTCCGCGCGCGAGCTGCGCGAGACGTACGGGGTATCGCAAATGACAGTCCGGACCGCCGTCGACCGCTTGCGTCTCGGGGGATGGGTAGTGACCACACCCGGCGCCGGCTGGTGGGTGGCCGCGGATCCGCCGGAGTCGGGACCTTAGACCTCTTGACCGGCTGAACGGACAATGCCAGCCGGCCCGATCGGACACGTTCCGTAATCGCGGGCCGGCTGGCATGCTTGCGTCAGGCGATGTGAGTCGCCCGGGGATCGAGCCGGCTAGTACCCGGCTCGATCTTCCTCTGCTGTGGTAAGCGCACGATTGCCTGATCACGTTTCGCCTGCGAGACCCGAACGTATCCCTGCGTGGTCGCGATGCTCCGGTGACCCATGAGTTCGCAGACGACCTCGATGCCGACGCCCGCCTCGACCAGCTCGGTCCCGAACCAATGGCGGAACCGGTGTAGATGGATGTCGGGCATCCCGATCGCCTGCCAGTGCTTGCCCTGCGAGCCGGTGAGGTACTCCGGCGACATCGGCCCGCCGTTGCGGCGGATCACGGTGCCGGGCGGGAGGTCGCGCACGGCCGCCCACAGCGCGGGATGGGTCGGCACGTACCGGGCCCGGCCGCCCTTTCCGCGCTTGACGTGTAGTCGCTGCTCGGTCACGTCCTCGCGGACGAGCCGCACGATCTCGGCGCACCGCAGGCCCGCGTACGAGCCGAGCAGGATCGCCCGGTACCACGGATCGTCCGGCGACCGCTCGAGCGCCGTGAACAACTCGGCCGAGCTGACCGGGTTCGGCGTCGAGTCGCCCGACTGCGGCCGGTCCATCGCGCTGGTCGGGTCGTACGTCAACCGGCCCGCCCGGACCATCGCGACGTAGTAACCGTTCAGGTGTGAGTAATAGGTCGCCTTAGT